TATATACTTTACGAGGTAATAATGAGCAAACGTGGTACAATAATTGATGGAATTGCAGCGTCAGAAGTGATGGATAGCTCTGCTGAAAAGATAGACATATCCAGAATGGACATTTCCAGTCTTGGTGCTGATGATTCTGTATTTAACTGGGAGCATAAGTCTAAAGATAGTCCAGTCCAGGTTATTGGCAAGATCACATTTGCTAAGAAAATTTTCAAAAAATCTGATTGCTCTAATGAAAGACAAGAATATTGGTGGAACAAAATCAAGGTTCCATTTATTTATGCCAAAGGTGAGCTGTTCGATGCTGTTGGCCATAGTGGAGCTAAAGATGCCGCTGCTATTCTAAGATATGATAACAGACATCACGGAGCAAAATCCAGAAGCCTAGTTGCTTGGTCTATTGAAGGTGGAACAATGAAGCGTGATGGGATCAATATCCAAGATTCTTTAGCTAGGGATATAGCCATTACTGTAAAACCTTGTAACAAAACTGCTCATTGTGAAATATTAGAAGATGCTGAAGAGTATTCATTATTTAAAACTGAAACAAGTTTTCAAGAAATTAATAGTGACGACAATGTTGAGTCATTATTAAAAAGAGAAGAAGTTGATGTAGAGGCTCTTAAAAAAGAAGATTCTATGTATCCTTCCCCTAAAAAACCAGCAATGACTAAACCAGAAGCTCGTGCTAAATTTGGAAGCGTTAAAGTATTAGATGACAAACCTAAAAGTAAACCTGGAGAGTTTGGAAAAGTTACAGTTAAAGATGATAAGCCAATGAATTCTACTAACCAAAAATTTGGAAGCATTAAACGTAGAGATGATGCTGGAAACGCTTTACCAAACTCCGAGAAGAAAAATATAAAAGCTCAACCCCCTCAATGGGATAAAAGCTTAGGTAACTCTAAAGAAAAACCACTATCTACAAAACCTGAACCTAAAAAACCAGCATTTCACGAAACAATGTCAGCTACTCATGCTTCTCATATTCCTGAAGGTCATGCTGATAGAAAATCTATGGTTGCCCATATAGGTGAAACGCTTAAATCTGGCAATCGAGGCGAAGCTAGACGTTTATTTGATCGTTTTATAGCGCCTATGAAAAAAATGGAAGAACTAAACAAAACAATGACTGCTGGTTCTGGAGCCTCGGCACCTTCACAGCTTACTGGTGGAGCAGCTTTAGCTAAAGAATGCGTAGACGAAGGTTTGCAGGTTCTTTCTAAAGAAAATCCACCTAAGAAAAACAAAAAGAAAAAACCAAGCAAAAAGAAAATAACATTAAAACCTATCGCCGATGATAAAGTTAAGGACTCAAACTCTCAAGAAAACTCAGATGCCCAAGAAGCAGCAAAGGGAATCATAGGTGTTGGGCCAAAACCAACTAGGTTTAAAAAGATGGAAGAAGCGTATCGTTCTTGGGGTGATCAACAAGCTTTTGTTAAGTTTTTTCAAACAAGAATGCCTCACCTTAGTAAAAAAGAAGTTGAAGCTATTACCAAACTTGTTGCTCTTAGACATTTTGAAAAAAATGAAAAACGTTTATCAGGGATGATGAAAATGGAAAGTACTTTCAAGAAGAAAGATGAACATGGCACTCATTATGGTGCTAAAGATAAAGGTCATGCTGAACAAATACTGGGAAGCAAAGGGCACACTAATCTTAAGCACAGTCACGACGAGAAGACTGGCAAGTGTAATTGGCACAATGAGTCTGGCACTCATGTTGCTAGTTTTAAAGATAAAAACTTAGTAGTAAAGAAAATTAGAGGATAATATGAAATTTCTTGCCCAATATAAAACTGGTTGCCAGTGTCATTATTGTATAGGAAACCCCTCTCCTAAAAATAAACGTAAGGTCAGAAAAAGCCAACGTTCATCTGCTAGACAAGAAAACAAAAAAATAATTGATAGGCAAATACAAGATGCGTAGAGTAGCTGTGGCTTACATTTGTAATGATTATGACGAATTGCTTATGGGCAAGCGTAATGATAATGATAAATGGACACAGCCAGGTGGACACGTTGAGAAGAATGAGTGCCCTGTAGCAGCTATTGCTCGTGAAGTTAAGGAAGAAACCGGACTGAATGCTTCAAAAATTGAACTAATTTGTGCCAAGTTTTCTCAAGATCGCAATGGTAAAGATATGCTTATTTATTTATTTAAAGTATCCACCACAGGCGAAGTAGATACCTCTAATGATCCAGACAATGAGTGTGATGATTGGGTATTCAAAGATCCCATTGAAGTTTGCAACGAACTTCACGTTCCAGCCGAACACAACATAGCCCTAAAATATTGGTTCAATAACTAATACGATATTTATACATTATGAATGATCCAAAAAGAGATGCCTCTGGGTATATCTATAAAATAAACGAAAGTGAAATTTTTGTTAGAAATCGTCCAAACAAATTGTCAATGAATTTTGATAAACTAGATGAGGATGACAAGGCAGACGTTTATATATCGGTAACTGACACCTGGATGGAGCCTCCACTAGACAGACCTTTAGTTTGGTATCCTTGGAATGAAGATAGAAAACCTACTCCTGAACTTTTTTACGCTATAAACAGAGTATTAAGATGGCACGTTTACTATAGAAAAACACCAAAGATAAGTATAAATTGTGATGGCGGCACCCATAGAAGTGTAACTGTATTTGGGGCTTTTCTTCTTACCTACCATGCCGATATTGCTGAACAAGTAATTAAAGATAGAATCAATATAAATAAATCTGACGAATTAGATTGGGCAAATCCACTGGAATACATTGAAGGCTATCTGAAAGAAAGGCCAGAAGACAGGCTTTTGTTGAGTGCAATGGGAGAAGATTCTATGTCTAGATTAGATGCTCATTGCAGATCTATCTTTGATAAAGTTAAGGAAAGATTTGGAGAAGAAAGATAATGGAATCAGAAGATGATACAGAAAATTAAATGTTTTTTCGGGTCACATACATGGCTTAAAACTCCAAATTATGGTAGAAAATGTTCTAGTTGTTTAAAGACTAAAAAAGTAATTCAAGCAATGATGGAAGAAGATCTTATTAAAATGGCTGAACAAGGCAAGATCTCATATACTGGTGCTTTAAGTGCCATGAAAAAAGGATATTTAGAAAAATCAGATTTTGAACTCAAAGATGATATTATAGATTTCCTTAATAATATAGACAATTAAGCGATATTTATAATAGTAACGTTATGGGAGAATAAATGTCATCAAAAAAAGTTAAGTCCAGTTCTAAACTATTTATTTCAGACAAGCAAAAAATCCGAGATTATGTTCTTTCGACTATGAACGAAGTAGCTGAAATTGTAGGGTCTACCTTGGGTCCTGGAGGAGAAAACGTTCTTATTGAAAGCGACCTTCACGGTATTCCATCTAAAAATACCAAAGATGGGGTTACAGTTTTTAAAAGTCTAGGATATGTTGATCCTTTTAAACACGTTATTGTTGAACAGACTAGAGATGTTGCTGGAAAAACCGCCGCTGAAGCTGGAGATGGCACTACCACTGCTACTATTCTTTCTAATGCTTTTATTAATGCCCTTTTTGCCTATACTAAGGCTAACAAAAAAGCTTCTCCACAACGTGTTGCTCGTGAAATTAAGAAATGCCTTAAAGAAGAAATTCTTCCCTTTATTGAAGAAAACACTATCAAAATTACTCCAAAGAATCGTAAATTACTGGAACAAGTAGCTACTATTTCAGCTAATGGCGATATCGAAATGGCCAAAGCCGTTATTGAATGTTTTAAAAAGTTAGAGTTTGGAAGCAGTGCCCACGTAACGATCCAAGAACTTTCTGGACCTGAAGGTTATGAAGTGGAACTTATTGAAGGTTTGCCCATTCCAATAGGCTATGAGGAAAGCATTGGTAAATTTGGAAATGCTTTTATTAACGATCGTGGAAATCAGAGATGTGATCTTGAAAGTCCTATTTTCTTATTATATAATGGTATGGTTAATGACCTTGTACAATTTCTACCAATCCTAAAGTTGGCTGGTGAACTTTTTCATGCAGGGGAAAGTGACTATAAAAATCTAGTATTCGTTGCTCATGGCTTTAGTGAAGGTATCCTTACAGAGCTTGCAATGAACTTTGCCAACCCTAGTGCTTTGAATATCGTACCTATCAAGACTCCAATGGATCAGATCATTAATTCTCAGACAGAATTCTTAGAAGACTTAGCAGCATTTACTGGAGCTAAAGTTTTTGGAATGGATAATAACGTTTCTAATGCCGAAATGGATGATCTTGGTCATGGTATGGAGCGATTTGAAATGTATCGCTTCAGAAGTACAGTTGTTGGTGATTCTGACCCTGCCCTCATTGAAGAAAGATCTGAGCAGCTTGATCAAATGATCGAAAACGCTGAATCTAAAATTGAAAGAATACTATTGCAAGAACGTTTAGGTAAACTTACCCAAGGTATAGCAAAGTTAAAAGTATTTGCTGGCAGTCAAGGCGAACTTAAGGAAAAGCATGATAGAGCAGAAGACGCTGTTTGTGCTGTTAGAGCTGCTATTACTGATGGTGCCCTTCCTGGAGGGTGTAGAACATTAATCGACATCTCTCTAATGTTGGCTGGCAAAAATAAGCCAGGAAGCGTTATTTTTGATGTACTTGTTCCAGCACTTATTAAACCAGCTGAAAGGCTGTTGACAAATGCTGGTTACTCTGATGATGAGATTGAGGGTATACTTAGTAAACTCATGGGTCCAAAATCCAAACATTGTTATGACGTTAATATTCACAAATTTGGAACCGCTAAACAACTAGGACTGTACGATGCTAGAAAAGCAGTAGAAGAAGCAGTGGTAAATGCTATAGGTATTGCCAGTGTCATGGGTACTATGAGTGGAATGGTTGTTTACCCTAGAGATAACGCTCTAGAATTAGCTGAAGCTCAAGCCGAAACTGAATTTAGGAGAGTTACAGGTAATGCCGACAAATACACCAACGAAGCAAACGAAAGACCCTAAATACAAAATCACCTTCAAATCTACTGGCAAAATCGGTAAAATTGATGGAGAAGCTGAAATCTTGGTTCTTAAAAATGGAAATGCTACAAAATGTAGCGTTGCTGATGCTTATTGTAACAAATATGTACATTTAATAGCAACTTCGCTAGATAAAGATACTTTTTTGTTACCTTATAGCGCATTAAACTTTGTATGGAAGTATATAGAAAAGCAAGATCAGACACAAATAAGACCTAGAAATTACCCAAAACCCAGATTTGTATTCAAAAGGACAAGATTTTCAAGGATTTACTCAGATATTAGTTATGATAAGGTCCAGAACCTGTTGCTTTGGTTTCAAGAAAATATAGATAATGGCATATTTAAGGTGCCAGCTAGCCACAATATAGCGCATAGAATCAAGGAAATTTGCAAATTTAACTGGAATAAAGTGAAGATAGGGAAATCTTAAATATATGACAGAAGAGCAAAAAGCGCAAATTGAACAATTAAAAGGTGAAATGATCCTAAAGCCCTTGAATTCTGCTGAAGAACTCAGGAATTGGATGATTACTTATCTTGATTTGGATTTTCCATTAGGAGTGGTTTATCCAGAAAGTACGCATTCGCCAGCTGAAGCTATGTGGCGCATATATGAGCTAATCAAGACCAAAGAATCTATGAATGTTCCACAGGTTGCTATGCTGGCTTCTCGTGACTCATACAAGACACTATCAGCAGCTGCCATTGAAGTTCTGTGTATGATACATTTTAAAATTGCAGTTGCCCATGGAGCGGCAATTAAGCCTCAGTCTGAAAAGGCTATTCAATACGTTAACTCATTTTTTCGTAAAATTCACAAGTATTTAGAGGTTCAAGGCTGGACAAAAGAGTCAGACAATAAGGGTAAAATTCAATATATTACTGATGATGGTGATGACGTTTATCTCAGAGTTGTTGTTGCTACTGTTGCTGGTATGAATAGTGAGCATACTCCTCTGCTTTTTATGGATGAGGTTGACGTTGTTCAAGATCCACGAGCCCTAGAAGAAGCTAAAATGATTCCATGTACTTATAAGGGTTATTATCCATTAACTGTCTATCTTTCTACTCGTAAATTTGCTGGTGGATTGATGGAAAAGACTCTAAAAGAGACAGTTGCTGCTGGTGGAGAAATTCTTAGATGGAATATTATAGACATTACTGAAAGAATACCAGAAGAAGTTGCTCAGGTAGACAAACCTAAAGTTTTGAGATACGTCTCTATAAATTTACCAATGAGAAACATGAGCCCTGAAGAGTTTAATAAACTTAATGATGAAGAAAAAGTCAAATACGAGCCCTTTGAGGCATACGCAGGCATAGCGAAACACCCCATGTTATCCGTTATTCGAAATAGGCTAGTAGATCGACCACAGAGCAATATCGGTGGACTCTACAAGCCTTTGACTGCTGTTCATAACAACTTTAAACAAACCGCTCCTGATTGGGCCAATGCCCAGCTTTTGTGTAATAAACCTTCCAGTTTTGGTCTAGTTTATCCTAGATTTAGCAGGCACGAAAATTCTATACAATTACAAGAAGCTTGGGAATATCTTACTGGTGAACCTGACAAGAAAAACCTAACTTTAGGATTTTTAATAGACTATATGCACGATATGGGTATTCCATTCTTTGCTGGAGTGGATTGGGGTTTTACAGATGAATCTACCATAGTTATAGCGGCAGTTTTACCAAATAACGATATGTGGATTATGGATATAGTGTCTGCTTCTGGATTAGAAGATTCTGATCTTATCGACAAATATGCCAAAGAATTCGATGAGATATACAGACCTAAGAAGTGGTATTGTGATTCTGCTCAACCAGGAAGTATCAGAAAACTGAACAGGGCTGTCAAGGGTACTGCAAAAGGCGTTAAAAAGACTAAAGATTTTGTAGTTGATGGAATTAACTGTGTTCAATCAGTAATAACTGACTCTAATAACGTTAGAAAGCTAAAAGTACTAGTTTCTGGAAATACTGAAAGAATTCTTGATTGTTTTGAAGTGTATAAGTGGAAAACTGACGGTAAGGGTGATCCTATTGATGGAGTACCTGAGCATGGTAAAGATGGTACGTCAGATATCATGGATGCTATACGTTACTTGATATTTACTTATTTAGGGAAGAGAGGTTCTTTCAATTTTGCTGGAAGAAACGACAAACCCAAAGGAGATACTTGGCAAGAGAAGGCTCAGAGCTATAACGACAATTTGCTTAAGAAAAAAGTTAAAGATTTAGCTGTAAGAGATAAGGGAAAAAACCCAACTATCAAGAAAAAAGGCAAGATCGGATTTACCTTTTAAAGAAGTAATCTTTAATATTTAGAGGATATTTAATGGCTGAAGACAAAAAACCTAAAAAACCCACTCCTAGAGCTAAAAAAGCTCCTGTCAAAAAGAGTGAAAAAAGAGACATAATTTTTGCTGCTGCCCCTGCTGCATCTGAAATGATGCAAGAAATGGGATATGAGCCACTTAATAAAGATGAAAATGGCCAAAGCCTTGAATTTGTTGCAAAAAGATTGCAAGGTGAGTCTAAAAGAGGCTCAATCGTACTTCCACGTCTAGCTATTACTGAAAAACCTAACAACCACGACAATTATGCTGGTATTTATAAGAACAAAGGAAAACTGATACCTGATAGCTATATCAAGGATATACGCGTACAGGATCACCTAATTGCTGCCATTATCAACGCTCGTGGTAATACATTATCTATGTTCGGAAGCTTTAAAGCTGACAGGTTTGACATTGGTCTTGAGATTGACATTAAATCTGAATTTGAAGGTGTTTTCACTGATCAAGAAGTAGTTAAAATTGAAGCCAGAATGAATGACATCAAGAATATACTAGTTACTTGCGGTTATGAGCCTGACGATATGCAGGAAGAGGAAAAACTATCCTTATCTGACTATTTCTTTGTTCAGACTAAAAACGGTATTTCTTTTGGTCGTCATGGTACAGATGTTACTTATGATGAAGATGGAAAATTTCAATACTTTAGACCAATAGATATTGGTACTATTAAACGTGCAGTTCGCCATGGTGAGTATGCTAAAGGTGTTCGTGAACAATCAATTAGATTATTAGAGCAAATTTCAGGCGAAACTATAGACATTAACATTGAAATGCTTAAAAGAGATCAGTACGAATGGATTCAAGAAATAGATGGAATTCCTAGACAGGCATTTTCATCTGAAGAGCTTCTTGTACAAAACTTATACCCATCTACTGATGTTGAACACAATGACTATCCTGTTACCCCTATGGATAACATTCTTTCAAGTATAACCACTCATCTAAGTATTGAGTCTTATAGAAAATTATACTTTATGAATGGTAAAGCTTCCAAGGGAATTTTAGTATTCCAAAGCGATGAAGCTGACCAAGCAGTTATTGATCAGGTTAAACAAGAATATATGGCCAACATTAACTCTGTTGAAAACGCCTTTAGAACACCTATCTTTGGTGTTGGGCAAGACGATAAAGTTGAATGGATTT